GGGCGACCCTGCTGGCCAGGCCCGCGATGCGATCTACGAGGTGACCGCGTTTGAGTTCCTGCGAACCCTGGGGCTTCGTGCGCAGCCGACCGCGTCTAACGACTTCAAGGTCCGGCGCGAGGCGTCGGCAGCGCCCATGTCCAGGCTGATTAACGGCAAGCCTGGGCTGATGGTCAACCGTGAGTGCAAGCTGCTACGCAAAGCGCTGGGCGGTGGCTATCACTTCAAGCGCGTCGCCGTTGGCGCTGGACAGGAGCGGTTCCGAGACGCGCCCAACAAGAACGAACACTCCCACATTGGCGACTCTTTTGGGTATCTGATGTTGGGTGGCGGCGAATATAACCGCATGACCAAGACGCCGCAGCTGGGTGGCAGGGCGCCAACTCAGACCGTTGCAAAAACTGACTTCGATATCTTTGGATGATTGCCGATCAACTCAACGCAGGGATGCGCCTGCCACAAAATGGCAGGTGGGTCGAGTTTGACTCGGGCCTTGTGCCTGGTGAAGATGCGATCCTGGCCACCGAGCAATCGTTTGCCGGGCCATGCGCTGTGCTGCTGGTGGACAACGCGCCACTGCTGGCCTGTGGCATTGTAAAAATCTCCGGCTGCGTCGGCGAGGCGTGGACCATGATCAACCGAGACCTGGCAAAACATAGGCCTTTGCTGCTCACCCGTGCGGTGCGCAAGGCAATAGATATCACGGCGATATCACACGGTTTGCACCGCGTGCAGATGGTTGTACACTCGCAGCAATATGAAGCCATTCGGTGGGCGTTTGCTTTGGGGTTCACCGTCGAATCGTTGATGATCAAATATGGCGACGACCAAAGTGATCACTTTATGTTTGTGAGGTTGTAATGGCAAAAACTGTCAAGAAGGTAGCGGGAACCGTCATCGGTGGAACAATCGGTTACGTTGTCGGCGGCCCAGCTGGCGCAGTCCAGGGCGCAAAGATTGGTGCCGGCGTTGACACAGCTCGAGCGGCGCAGAATGTTGCGCAAGAGCAAAAGGCCGCAGCAGCTGAAGCACAGCGTCAAGCTGAGTTGGCCCGTGCCGAAGCGATTAAGCAGGCAACCGCATCTCGAGACCAGGCCGCATCAGAGGCCGCATCCGCTCGCGCGCAGCAGCAGGCCGCATACGAGTCACAGGCCAAACAGAACGAAGCATTGTTGGGCCAGCAAAAGTCTGACGCCGCTGCCCGTTTGCAACAGATGAAGCTGTCCTCTGAAGAGCAGGCCAAGCTGATGCAGAGCCTGACCACTCAGCAGCAACAAGCAGCCGACTTAGCCCAGGTGCAACTGTCTCAGCAGCAGACCCAGTACCAGGAGCAGAAGGCCACAATGGAGAAGGCCGCAGCCGAGCAGGCCGCAACACTCGAAGCCGAGCGTCGAAAGGTAGCCGAGCGTGAGTCATCCCAGATGACCGCGCGCCGCCGCTCTGGTCGCCGCTCGCTGTTGTCAAGCGCTCGCATGAATGCAGAGGTCGGCCTGTCCGGGTTGACCCAACAAGACGCGAACGCGCCAAAGACTTTATTGGGGGCCTAAATGGCTTATGACTTCTCCGCTGTAGTCAATCAAATGCGCAGCGCTGGCATCTCTCAAGATGAGATCGATGCCTTTTTGCGCGAGCAGGAACGGGTGGACCGCGAGTTTAATGAGCAGTTCACCTCGACCAAGAGCGCGGCAGATACAGCGTTTAAGACCGCGCAAGAAGAGATCGCCGCCATGTTCTCGAAAGAGCAGGAGCTGCTAAAGCAACAGACCGCTGAGTTTGAGGCATCGCAAAAAGCCGCACAGGAAAGAGCCGCCGAAGTCGCCGCTCAAGCTGCCGCGCAGCAAGAGCTGATCGCCAAGCAGAAAGCTGAATCTGAGGCCGCGTTTGAGGCGCAGACCCTGCTCAACAGACAGCGCACAGAGGAAGTGCAGCGCGAATCTGGCGAGCGAATCGCTGGCCGCCGTCGCGCACGCCGCTCATCCGGTAACCGCCTGGACGGGACCATTAATGCCGCTGCATCGCCAGGCTCGCAGAAGGTCCCCACGCTGGGCTTGCAGCCGGGCGTGCAGGCTGGCGGTGGTGTATTGGGTGAATCTCAAAAGCTGGGGGTGGGTGGATGAACACCAAGAAAATCGAAAAGGTCATGCACGAATACAAGACCGGCGAGCTGCGCTCCAGCTCTGGCGAGAAAGTCACCAAGCGCAAGCAGGCCGTTGCGATTGCGCTTTCTGAGCAGCGTCGCGCCCGCAAGGGTGGCTTGATGAAGGGCATGCAGTGAGCAAATACAAAGACCCCGAGGGTGGGTTGACTGAAGCTGGCCGCCGCAAATTTGAGGCGTCTGGCGAAAGCAAGAACCTGCAATCAGGCGTGAAGGACAGCAGCCCATCTGGGCAGCGTGCCCGACGCAAGGGTTCGTTTCTGACTCGCTTTTACACAAACCCGTCTGGCCCACTGGTCAACGACAAGGGAGCGCCAACCAGGTTGGCGTTGGCCGCAAATGCTTGGGGTGAACCAGTGCCGCGCACCCGAGCATCTGCCGCTCGACTGGCTGCAAAGGGCCGCAACCTGCTTGCAAAATACAAATCCGAAGAGGAATAAATCATGCGCACAAGCTACGAAAAGGAAACATCTGGGGGCATGCGCTTGACGGCGCAGGAGATTATTAAACGGCAATCGGTCGCCCAGACAAAGAAAGACGAGTTTCAGCAGCTGTATCAAGATGCCTACGAGTTTGCGCTACCGCAGCGCCAGCTGTATGGCATTTGGGAAGGTGGCAGCACTGGGTCCAAGAAGATGCAGCGCGTCTTTGATTCGACCGCAATCAATAGCACGCAGCGCTTTGCGAACCGCCTGCAGTCTGTGGTGTTCCCGCCCCAGCGTAAGTGGTGCCGGCTCGAGCCTGGCCTGGATATCCCGTTTGACCGCAAGCCACAAGCCCAGGCCATCCTGGATTTGTACAACGACAAAATGTTTGCGCTGCTGCGTCAGTCTAATTTCGACATCGCCATGGGCGAGTTCTTGTTGGACCTGGCGGTGGGCACTGCCTGCATGATGGTGCAGCCCGGCGATGATGTTAGCCCGATCAACTTTATCCCCGTGCCGCTGTTCCTGGTGAGCTACGAAGAGGGGGCCAATGGCCAGGTCGATAACGTCTACCGCAAGATGCGCATTAAGGGCGAGAGCATTGTGCGCCAGTGGCCAGACGCCGAGCTGAGTGATGATCTCAAGCGTCGCATCGCTGACAAGCCTACCGAAGACATCGAGCTGCTCGAGGCCACCATCAGCGATCACCGACGCGGCGATTACTGTTACCACGTTATCGACAAGCACACGCAGACTGAAGTTGTCTACCGTCGCATGAAGACCAGCCCCTGGGTTGTCTCTCGCTACATGAAGGTTGCCGGCGAAATCTATGGCCGCGGCCCGCTGATGACTGCGCTGCCTGACATCAAGACGCTGAACAAGACAATCGAGCTGCTGCTGAAAAACGCCAGCCTCGCTGTTTCGGGTGTTTACACTGCAGCGGATGACGGGGTGCTGAACCCCAACACCGTCAAGATCGTGCCTGGTGGCATCATCCCTGTTGCCCGCAATGGTGGACCGCAGGGTCCAAGCCTGCAGGCCCTGCCGCGTTCTGGTGACTTCAACGTCAGCCAGCTGGTGATCAATGATCTGCGCAGCAACGTCAAGCGCATTTTGCTCGATGAGTCGCTGCCGCCAGAGAACATGAGCGCACGGTCTGCAACCGAGATTGTCGAGCGGATGAAAGAGCTGTCGCAGAACCTAGGCAGCGCGTTTGGCCGACTGATCAACGAGACCATGATCCCAATCGTTACCAAGATTTTGGAGGTCATGGACGACCGCGGCATGATTGACTTGCCGCTGCGGGTCAACGGCCTGGAGGTTAAGGTCACAGCCCAGTCTCCGCTGGCTAACGCCCAGGCGATGGATGAAGTTAACGCAGCGCTGCAGTTTGCTCAGATGAGCGCGCAGATGGGTGCCGAGGGTACGGTGGCCGTTAAGTATGGCGACATGATCGATTACCTGGGTGAGAAGCTGGGCGTACCAGCAGCCCTGCGCAACAGTGCCGCAGAGCGCGCCTTTATGTTGGAGCAGCAGCAACAGCAGCAAGCCCAGCAGATGGCCATGCAGGCGCAGATGCAAGCGGCCCAGGGCGCTGAAGCCCAAGGCGGTATGGCATGAGCTGGGATGAGTTAGAGGCCATCAGCGATCCAGCTGACCGTCGTAAGGTTGACCAGAAGCGCGAGGACCTGGCTAGGTTGTGTCTTCGCGTATTTACCTCTGAGGATGGCGCCGCTCTGCTTGAGTGGTTAAAAGCCATCTATGTGAATGTGCCCATCGCCGTGCCGGGCACAGACCCGTCTCACGCGTTCTTTGCCGAAGGGCAGCGAAACGTGATTCGGGATATCGAGGCGCGGATCAACCAAGCAAGGAAACTATGACCGAAGACACCAACGACCAACCCGGCGGTAACGCTGGCCTATTGGACAGTGTGACAATCGAAGACGAAACCTCACAAGCAGAGCAAAATCCACAGGCCGCGGATATCAATCACAAAGATGAGGGCGCAGCCCTTGAGCCAGGTCAGATACCTGGCACGCCCAAAGAGCGACCAGACTGGCTGCCAGAGAATTTCTGGAACCAGGAAAAGGGCGAGGCCAACATGGAGGCTATGGCCAAAAGCTGGAGCGACATGCGCAAGATGGTCAGCTCCGGGAAACACAAAGCACCCGAGGGTGGCAAGTACGACACCAGCGCCATTGCCTGGGCGGGCGACATCGAGCAGGACCCCCTGGCGAAAGGCTATATCAATTGGGCGCAAAAGTGGGGCGTAAGCCAGGCCGCCTTTGATGAGCTGGCCCAACAGGTCAACGAGCTGGGCGCAGAGCCGGCCATCGATCCGCAGGCTGAGATGAAAGAGCTTGGACCCAACGCGTCTGCTGTGGTCAATGGCATGGTTGGCTGGGCGCGTGGCCTGGTCCAAAAGGGCGTATGGGGAGCCGATGATTTTGAAGAGTTCAAGATCATGGGCGGCACGGCCAAGGGCATGCGTGCGCTGATGAAGATGCGCGAGGCCTACGAGGGCCGCATCCCGTTGGAGGTCGCGCCGACCGAGGGCGCCCCCAGCAAGGATGAGCTGTATCAAATGGTTGCCGATCCGCGCTACAAAACCGACCCGGCATTTCGC